CTCAAGAAGGTGTTCTTCACACCCTGCACGGGTCAACTTTGGATTTCCTCGGGTTCTTCTCGGATCTCCTCTCCTTATCTGAGTCTTTACACCGCCACCTTAAGGATAAGATAGATTGTATAAATCCTTAAGTGTCATCAAAGTCGAGTTGGGTTTGGGTTTAATTTGGGTTTATCCCGCTTAAGAAGGTGTTCTTAAGCTGGATTCAAGTTAGATGGCACTCGCACAAGGAGAGGAGTCCTGTTGAATTGGGTAGATATAAGTATATAAATATATTTGGGACGATTAAATGGTGAGGCAGCCGAGGTGGAGGGTGCATGAGATGGTGGACGGGTCGCGTCTGGTGCTGATCCCGGTTGCTGGATCGGACACGTTTTATGTGCAGTTTGTGGTTTCGCTTGGGAGTCGGCATAGCGCTGGACCGGATGATTTTGAGATGCCGCATCTGTTGGAGCATCTGTTTGCGTCATTGACGTCGTCGCGGCATCCTTCGGCTGAGAAGAATGAGAAGGATCTTGCCCAGAGGGGTATCCGCATGAATGCCCTGACGTATGACACACGGACGAGATTTTACTTCAGGGGTGAGGGGGATGAGCACCTGAGCTTTGTCGTTGGGAGGCTCCTGGACGCATACTCGGACTTTCAGATCGATCTCAGGGTGATGGAGAAGGAGAAGCAGGCGGTCGTGAACGAGCTGAACCAGCACTTGTCGGATCCGACACATGTCCTCAGTGAGCATCTGGACCGCTTCTTGTACCAGGACTTTCCGGCCTCGCAATACACGATGGACAAGGCGAAGCGGTCGTGCCTCCGAACGACACCGGATCAGCTGATGAGCCTGTGGAGGTCCTACTACGCCGGGAGCAGTGTCGTGTTTACGGTCTGTGGGCGGTTCGATCAGAAGCGTGTGCTCCGTCAATTTGAGAGGCGAATCCGGCGCAACAAGACGGTTGTGCCACCATCATTCAGGACGCCCATTTTCTTCAGGAACACATCGGATGTCGTCCTGAGGAGCCGTCCGGACGCGTCAGAGACGAACCATGTCCGCGTGCTCTGGCACACAAGGGATATTCCCTACTTGTCGCTCGAGTATCACACTCTCTTCCTTATCGACTGCATCATGGTCGCCACGTGTGCGTCCCGCCTGTTGAAGCGCCTGCGTGTCGATCTGGGCATGATTTATAGCATCGATTCCGTGTGGATGAGCGATGACAGCGGTCATACCGTGTACGGGTTTTCAACGAGCGTGTACAAGGATCGCTTCATCCGGCCTGTCATTCGCGAAATCAGGAGGCAGTGCATGCGCCTCTGCAGGACCCCCGTCGATCCCGATGAGATGCTGTCGATCCGCAATCAGGCGTCCATGACCCTCCTCCGAGATAATGAGGACCGACTCGATCCGTATTTCTGGATCAGGGAGTATTCGGAGAATATCCGGACGAATATCCCCATCATCTCTCGATCCGATCTACACAAGCACTACATGACGCTGACCCCAACGTACCTCCAAAATGTCGCCAACAAGGTGTTTAGCGGCAGCACCATCACGCAGATCGGATTCAAGAAGCAGTAATCGTCCTCCCAAATTCGTTCAACCTCCATCAGGGTTGAAACCAACCCCCATCAAACTTTAATACGGCTTAAGAACAACATCGTCTTCTTAAGCCGGCCTAAAGTTGGTTTCAACCCTGAAACCATCTACAGTTTATTGACAAGACGGCTTAAGGACATGATATTTCGTTAAATCATTTTGGTGATTGCTTTAAAGCGGTTTCAACCCATCATCGGATGAGTTTGGGAATCATGTGTTATGGCTTGTAGAAGATATAAGTATTATCACAAACTCGGTAGCCATGATCAGTGTAGAATTGATTTGGAAAGAGTTGTGGATTCCTCTTTTGATTTAATTGTCGTGTCATCTTATCTGCTTGTGATATCTTGCATAAAAGATAATAATACTTTCTGCTTGCTTCCCACTTCCAGCCTTGTCGTTTCGATAACTGACACAGATCTTTGACCAGATCTGCCGATCTCAATGTAGAAGCTCCTCCAGTCGATGCAGCAGAAGCACGGTGCTGTCGTCTCGGCTTACCGCCTCCTCCTCCGGTCGATGCACCATGGTGCCGCTGTTGCTGCCCGGACCCCAATACACTTCTCCTGATACTCGGCTCAGATCTCACGACATCTCCAATCACCAACTGATCCCCTAATAATTGTATTACAGACTGATCCGCATTTAACAATTCTGGCACATGCTGTCGTCCAATCTTACCTTCTCTTACCATTCTCAATAACAAATTGATATAAGGAAGCTGGACAAAATTTTTTAAATCATGTTGGTTGATGATGTAAGTGTCATGGGTTCTTGACCATGATCTGCCATACACATGATTTTGAACGTGGGTGTCTTTGTTGATCGGGAGACCCTTGATGACGGGTTTTGTATTGCTCGCCCGCAGGTCCTGCTTGAACTCCTGCTCCATCTGACTGAATATAGGTCTTTCATCCGAGGTTCCAACTTTGAAGCTACTTCTGTTCGGCTTGATTATTGTCAATTCAAAATTAGTCCCTTCTCTCTTCCATGCCGGATAATGACTACCCACAAACTTCCTAACCAGGCTCTGACGCCTTGGAAGAGATTATCCCACATAATTTAACAGCTTCTGTGAAAACTCATTTGTTGATAACCGACCTGTAAGGATATAAAGATCCTGCACTAACTGTTGTTGAACCATTTATTTATCTGAGGAAAATTATTTTATCCTCCCTACCGATCTGAATCTTCTGAAGAGTGTGGAGCATCGGATTCGGACATGACGGATCTACGTGCTGCTCCTCCTCAGCTGCTGGAACCTCCTCACGGTCAGCTGCTTCACGATCGGATTGCCGGTATTCTTATCGATCCAGTCCAAGAATCTGTCCCCCGACCATATGACCACCTCCTTCCCTTCATTCTTCAAGGCGATCGCCACCATCAGGACCGTCGCGTCGTCGTTCCTATTCTTCCGCCACGTCGTCGTCGGGTACCCACACCGTATGACCATGGTTGATCCATCCGATTCTATATCAATATCATTGCCGCGCTTGCTGGATGGCATCACCCAGATGATCCTGGCGTGTCCACCGGCATCGTCGAATCCCGGGGACCATCTCTTGTAATTCCTATTGAACAATTCGTTCAGGCTCTCAAAGAATGACGATCCGGTTGTGCCGAATTGACGATTGAATAAATCCAAGTCTCCCAGCTCGTTGAAGCTCTTGGAATACTTCTTGTAGAGGTAATTGATGCCGTCAATGACAATGACACGACGACTGGATCCCACAAAAGCTTGGATCCGCGGGATGAAGGTGATCAGGTGTCCAATGAAGGACGCGCGCTGATTCCTCTGCCTATCGGAGGAGAGCCTGCTATAAATCCCCCTGCTCCCCGGCTTTTGGACAGCCCCTCCTCCACCGACAGCCAGTGTCTGATGTTGTGCTTGGACAGCCTGCGTCTTCTGGCCCTGCACAGTCGGCGACCTGACTTGAACTGCCGGCGTCTTGCCAACCCGGCCCTGCTGCACTGCCGGCGTCTTGTCAACCTGGCCCTGCTTCACCACAGCCGGCATCTTGCCTGTTTGTGCAGATGATATGAACGCTTGTTCACCCGTTATGACTCCCTGGGCGGCCGCCTGACCCCGTCGATCGGCCGGCATCTTGCCTGCCTGTGCGGCCTGGGACATGTCTGATCTTAAGAGCTGATTGATCCGAGCGAACCTGATGGTTTTTGCTTCAGTTGATTGGGTGAGTGCAGACAGGACGGAGCGCAGTGTGGACTGATTCATGATGGTGGGGATCTTCTGACTCAGTCGCCTATAATACATCTTATCTGGTCCTTTCTTGGCTGCACGCTTATCCACAAATTCCAGAAGAGTGGTTCGGACCTGCTGTTTTGGGTTGATCAACTTGGAATAAATGTCATCCGAGGTGCCACGGTCCTGATAAAAAGAGTCCGTCAGCACCTGCTTGAATAACTGAGCAATGGGTCGCCCCAACACCTTGTTCACCCTTCGGAACTGCTGCACCGCAGTGTCCTTTGTGATCGCCTGATATCCCTGTTGTCCCAGATACTTCCTGGTATGAACCTGTTGTGAAGGCACGTCCTCCTCACCATATCGTATGAGTAATCCTTTTGCAACTGAATCATTGAGCATTGTAAGATTGCCAACACCAGCACCCGCTGCAAATATATTCATCGTTCCTTCAGATCCTTGAATTTTGGGAAGAAAGATCTTCATGGTTGTCTTGCCCGAATGGTAATCAATGATTATGGGGTATACCCTGGTCCCTCCGCCGATGCGCACCCCTTCCTTCATCACTTCGCTTAACGACTCTTCCTTCCTCAGCTTCAACTTGTCAAAAGCCTTGTGTATAAAATCCTCGTTCAATAGGTCTGGTCTATTTAAAAATATGGCGAAGGGTTCAATATAACTCTTGAAGACGCCCGTCTTAATACGGTTTTTAGAAACCCTCCAAAAGGTATCGAGAGCATCTTTTGTTGCAAAGGAGATGTACTTGACGACATGTTCTGTTCGTTGTGAATCCGCAGCGGCGGCGGTGCCGCTCCCTCCCTTCATGACGGACTGTTGATCCATTTTTGGTACTCGGAAAAAAATCAGACGCGCGACGATATGATCATTTCGTTCTCAAAATCGTCCGGTTCGAGGAACGGGGACATGTCTTCAAACGGGCGGTTCACAAACGTCCCATCGCTCAGCGTCTTGGCGCTCAGACGGGGGTATCGCCCCTCCACCCTGACATGAAACTCCGCCATCATCGGACCGGTGGTCGTCGTAATCTCAGTAATCGCCGCATCGATCTCATCCACCGAATGGACCGCGACATGCCGGAGCCCGTAGGCCTCGCAGAGCGCCCGATTGCCGGGGAAGGACACACCCGACGATGAGTCCACACCGAACTCGGCCTTGAAGAAGTTTGTCTGTGTCGTCTTGATCGCCCCGTACGCATCATTGTTCATGAGGATGATCTTGACATTCAGGTTGTGGTGGACGAGCGTCTGCAGCTCCTGGATGTTCAGCTGGAGGGCCCCCTCCCCCAGGATGGTAAACACCGACGCCTCCGGTCTCCCTATCGCGCACCCGATTGCACAAGGCAGCTCAAAGCCCATCTCCCCCTGATTGCTGCAGATGAACCGGTCCCCCCCTCTTATCCAGACACAGTGCCATGCGACCGGGAGGATGGATCCCGACGTCGCCGTGATGATCTTGTCTCCCGGGGCCACCTCAAAGAACCTTCGCAGGACCATGTACGGGCTCAGGCGATGATCGGATGGGGGCGGGGACTCGAGGCCCCACCGCTGTCTCCAGTGGGCGCACCTGCCCATCCACGCGTCGTGGGTTGTCGGAGGGACCGACGACACGAGGAATGAGAGGAAGGTGCGGATATCATCGTTTATGCGCATATCATACCGGATATTGTCCTTGGCGTTCTCACCAGGATCGATATCGACATGCACCCTCTTGGACTCCCTCGAGAACCACTCCGGCCGGTACCCCACGACGGCCTGAGCCATCCTGCAGCCCAGGATGATGAGGAGATCCGCGTTCTGGACACAAAAATTCCCCGCCCGATCACCAATGATGCCAATCTTGCCGATAAAGTGCGGATCGTCCGACTCGATCACATCGGTGCCGTGGAAGCTGACCACCACTGGGACATTGTGCGTCTCCACCGCACGAGCGAGGAGCGACCTGCAGCACCTCGCCCCGTTGCCCACAATGAAGAGGGGGCGTTCCGAGGATTCCCACAACCGCAGAAATGCGTCTGTATCCCAGGACGGTGGTGGGAGTGTGCTGGGAGACCTCGTCCGGATCAGTCCATCCACCTCCAGCTGAGCGCCCTGGACATTCAGCGGGAGCGACAGCCACACGGGCCCCGGGCGCCCCGATGTCAGCTCGTGCAGGATCCGATCCATGCACGCCGGCACATCATTGGGATCATCGGGCTCGCACGCAAACTTGGTGATCCCACCTACGATCGATACGATGTCCACGTCCGCACCTGCATAATGCCTCAGGGTGGCACCCTTTTTGTGAAGGGATCGGATGGTCTCGCCGGAATTGACCTGGCCCGATATAAACAACACGGGCACACTGTCCTGATAGGCGGTCGCACACGGGGACACCGCATTCGTCGCCGCACACCCCGCCGTCGTGCACACCACCGACGGCCTCAGGGTGGCCGATGTGAATCCCACCGCCGCGTACCCGCACGCCTGTTCATGATGATTGTACACGACATCCATGCACCTCCCAAAGGAATCGTTCAGGTGCATCGCAAATCCACCCGTTATCGAGAATACACGGTCAATCCCCGCATCCATGATCCTCCGGACCACATAATCACTCACCTTCATATTATCTCTTATAATAATATGAAGAAAATTCCTTAACATCATCAGACAACATTATCGAGGAGGATCGTGTCCAGGTTGTCCTGCCCCAGGAATTTGAGGAAGGAGTTGTCATCGTCCTTGATCCCGGCCTCACGGCGCGCCTGCATGTACTTGTCCTTGTACCTCACAACATAATCGGGGTTCTCCTGCTCCGTCGAGCGGATGGACTCGGAGGTCTTGTCGATAATGTCCCGCATCTGCTGCATCTTCTTCCTGGTCTCGATAAAGGTCCAGATGAGCTGTGCACGCTTCACCTGCTCGGTTATATACACATCGAACGGATCCTCCGGGAGGTCCTCCTTGGCCCTCTTGGACTCGTCCAGCAGCCGCTTCTCCTTGTCCTGGATCTCTCGCAGATCCTTCTCGTCCTGCCGCCTCTTGGACAGAATGTCCTCGCTGATCAGATCGACCGTCTTCTTCCGGATATCGATCGTCTTGAGCTCCTTCTCGAACCCCGTCGCCGTCGTTACCGGGAACGGCCTCCCCACCCATGCATGATAAATCTCATGCAGCGAATCGACATCCCGGATAATGTGCTCCGAAAACTTGTTCGCCTCCTCCTCATCAGGAAACACACCCCTCACCTTCATCATGCCATAGATATTGTCCGCATCCGGTTTTGCACCCTTCGATGGCACGAACGATACCAGCACAATCTTCTGATCCATGATCGGCGGATCGTTGAACCGCCGATCCACCCTGATGAAGGTCATGTCCTTGACCAACTCCCTGACCGCCTCCCCCGTCTGATCCTCCGTCAGAGGAGGCTGCGGGCTGGTACGCGTGTAGGGCCGCTTGTCCTGTGGAGCTACCAATGAATCCATACTACGTTTATTCTCCATCCACCGATGTTTTTAGATCCTCATCGGTCGTCTGGAGTTCAGAGAGTTCGTCGCTGAGCTCGACGCTGAGCTCCTTCTCGCTGAGAATGACGGGCTTCTTAGCTACCTGCTGTTGTGCGTTCAGGCTCTTTTGGACGTGCTGGGCCCAGTTGTCCGTGGTGCGCTGATCCTCCACAATGTTCTTCACCTGCTCACTGATCTTCTCCAGCCTCACCGCGTTCTTGGTGATCTCCGTCATGTACTTGTTGTGCCTGCACGTCTGGAGCTGCTCGTTCTTGTACAGAAGGTAGCCCAGATACAACGTCATGGATATGGCCACAAATACACCAATCAGCAGCAGGGTCTCTCTGCTCATCAGTATCGACACGATCGCACTCGGCGACGCCGGGACCGCAACATTATCCGTCATCGTTTCATCTTGGTAAGCCGTGTATCTTAAATCTCTCTTTTTGTTTGAATGAAAAGGTTTAAGGGCAGGAGGAAATGTGAGAAAAAGATGATGAAGGCGGATGCGGCGCTTCCAAAGTCGCCCTCAGCGTCGGAGTATACGATGATGGTTGGTTCTCGGCCAAAGTTGTACGACCTGAACAAGAACCTGACAAATTTTGAGATTGATTTTTCGGTCGAGGCCGATGATCCGTCCCATGTGTTCCAGGTATCGGTCATGGCTCAGGATCAGTTGGACAAGACGGACAGTTCCAGCATACCCTTCCGACCGGCAGAGGGGCGCATATCGGGCAAGGTAACGAACGACAACAACAGCTATCAGAACTACTTCCTGGTCATTCGCACAGACGCCGGCGAGAACCGCCCGGTCGTCATCCGCACGCAGACCAAGATCCTTCCCTCCTCCCCCATCAGCCCCCCTACCATCGAGGAACAGCCCATCCAGGAATCCCCCGAACCCACTCCCACAACCCCCTGGCACAAGACCGTGTGGTTCAAATACCTCCTCTATATCGGGTGCGCCCTTATCGCCATCATCATCATCTACTTCCTCCTCTACCGAAGCAAACAAAAGCAGCAGCAACAATACCTGCCTTCACCCATCGATGATGTCATCTCCGAAGTCTCCTCCATCGCATCCTCCGCCAGCCACGTCCCCGACCTCAAAGACCTCCTCCCCGAATAACCAGCGTCGAAACTAACCCCCCATCAAACTTTAATCCGGCTTAAGAACGACTCCTTAAGCCGGATTAAAGTTGGTTTTAACACGGTGATGTTGTATCTGAAATATCTGAGCGTGCATTCATTATTCAAGGGGTGGGCTGGATCAGCTTATTGCGGTCGATCACGAGGTCGCAGATCCCCGTGCCGATCTGAGACCGGCGCCCACAGATGATGCTGGCGGACACACTCTTGACGTCCTCGGTCTCGCCCATGAACCCGGCGGTCAGGAAGTGATCGAAGCACTCCTCGAAGCTCGCCTTGGCGAGCGGCGATGTCTGCTCCTTCTTCATCCCATACCTCGAAATGCTCAGCAGGGTCCCATGGAAGGTCATGATATCGACCAACAGCATGATGTGGTTCGGGTGGATGTAATTCCCATCCGATGAAATGACACGCCCAAACTCCTCCAACAGGAACATCCGGGTCGCCTCTATGCCAATCACGGACAGCGTGTCCCACATGTTGTTGCTCACCATGGTGCGCTGATCCACCCACTCCAGGGCCAATAGATCCAGAAAGTTATTCCCCGTCGTCTGGATCCATACCGTCCCCGATGAATCCTTGGACGCGACATAGCCGGTAACACCCCTCACCCCACCAATCTCCGTCTCGAACAGGCGCGGGAGGAACACCCTCCTCAGAAAATAATCATGGTCCGTCTCCATCATGCTCATGTCGACATAGACATCCATCGTCAACAGGTGCTGTGGCGAAAAAACGACATGCACATCCTCAAACCTCGATTCGATGCACCCCGCAATCTTGTCCAGCCGCAGCCTGTTCTTCTGGAGGATTGAACTCTTCATGACCATCCTCACGCCATAATCAATCCCTTTGTGCCCGTTGTTGTACACAAACTCAAACACATCGAACCACGGATCCGCCCTCTGCGCCTGACTGAACACCGAATGAGACTCCACCAGATCGACAAGGGGCAGACACACCAGACGGTCCCGTATGACATCCCTGCACTCCGATATCCCCCCCACCGGCCGCAGGAGCCTGAAGCGCGTCGAACTGAGACGGGGCTCCTTGGTCGCATTCAGCAGCTCCATGAACCGCGGCACCCCCGACAACACCGTCTGCACCGCCAGCCCCGCCGAATGGAACGTGTTGAGCGTGTTGTGCACGAATATCCCGTTCATCAGCATGAACGTATTCTCCTCCACCGACAGATCATACACAAAATCATGACGCCTCTCATACTCCTCACCCCGAATGTCCTTGTGTGCAACAATCCTCTGCCAATAACCCGGAGTATCCACCCTCCTCATCACCACACTCCCCTTGGGCTCACCAATAGGCATGCCGCCAACACTCGTCCACCTGATGTCGCACCGAACCCCCCACACATACAACGCAATCCCAATCATCTGCAGGAACACCAGCTCCTTGTTCCCACAATAACGCGACATGAAGAGCCCCGACGGCGTGCCCGTAAATAAACCATCCGCCAGCACCCTCCCGCACGCACGCAGCGTATCCGCCGTATACACCATCTGAGCGAGCATCCCCGTCGCCATCGCCACGTCGCCACGCATGCCAATCGCGGTATCCACAATCATCCTCATGTCCCTCAGCCGTCCCGGCGGGACCGGAGACAACCTTATGATCGAAGGCCTCGCCTCCACCCGACTCTTCAGGTGCGGCACATAATGACGCAGCGGCTCAACCGCCGATGCCACGATCGGTTCTATCCTCGTCCCTCGGAGTGGCGGCGAGTCGGTCGCAACCAGCAGGGAATGCGACATGGTCGTGCTCACCATCGCCCCCGACGTCGTCTCGATCGTCCTCATCCGCCCGTTGATCCGGTGCCGGCTCACCTCCGTCAGCCTGCTCCACCTGACCGTCCCACAAGGCGAAATGGCCAGGATGTGCGCGGTATAGTCATCACCCGACGTCTCGTGGACACCCTCCTGATCGCCCGTCATCATCCTGTCCACATAATCCCCAATGGGCCCCACATAATCTCGTGGCACCTTGGTCCTCTTGTGGATCTCGTGGATCCACACATTCTCCATGTGAGCGACCGACATCTGGGTCTGCCTCTCCCCGATGCTCTGTGCACAGGTGATCCCCACCATCTCACCCGGCTCCGCATGTGTCGTCAGGAAGCGATCACGGAGGATCACCCCGAGATCCGGGATCCGCGATGGCCGTATCTCAATCTCCCCCAGATCCGCCCTCAGACCCCTGACCATCGATCTTATCCTGTGGCGGTTCATCTTGGTGTCGACGCCCTTGTTGTCCATGATCATGCTCATGATACTCCCAATCTCGTCCTCCCTCAGCTTCCTGGGCTCGTCGTCCATAATTATTATCCGCAGATTCTCGCCTTGGGATATTCATTTTTTATTCTTAGAATAAATGAATGATCCCATCTATGTGGAGTGTCCTCACTGTGGTGGATCCGTCATGGTCATGCCCAACGAAGTCAACTGCCGCATCTTCCGACACGGCATCCACAAATCAACCGGGCAGCCGATCCACCCCCACGAAGACAAGGAATCGTGCGATCGCCTGGTCCGAGAAGACCTGATCTGGGGCTGCGGCAAACCCTTCATCCTCTCTCGATCATCCGACGACGGCACCTTTGTCGCACAGGAATGCGATTACATCTGATGTTTTTCCTTGTATGGATTTATTTCAAATTCATCTCCATTTCATTTGAATTCATTTCTTCAATCACTCTTTTTGATCCTACCTTAACAATAAGTTATCCTCTTAACAGGGTTGAAACCAATTTTAACACGGCTTAAGAACAACATCGTCTCCTTAAGCCGGCCTAAAGTTGGTTTCAACCCTGGACACATCGGGTGGAAGAGGCCGGATGACATGAAATGACGTGGCGAACCCCGCTGCTTTTATTCATATGATGACCCCTCCCCATCGGTGGCAGGGGCTCGACCAGACACATGGGGAGAGGAAGCCGGAGCGGATGACAAAAAAAAAAAAAGTTTTTGAAAAAAAAAAAAACAGTCCCAATGACACAATAAACGAGACGAGACGATGCAATTAA